CAGACAAACTGATGGAAGTAATTGAACGGAAAGACGTGCTCAACCGCCCGTCGATGATCAAAGGCGAGATAACCTCTCTGGAGGTACTGATCTCGCGCAGGCACGCATGGCTGAATAAGCCGGATAACAAGCTCAGGACTACCTACCCGGAGATCCTGAAGGATACTAATGAAATGGAAGATAATCTGATCACTCTACGCGAAGAGCTGGAGATGACCGAAAGAATGGCACAGGCATGAGACAGAAAGGACTGGTCTGGACAGACCACAAGGGCAATGATGTTCCCACTTATGCAATCTCTCCAGTACTGAAGACCGAAGAACGGCATGTACACAAGATTGCAGAAGCAGCCAAGCTGGCAGAGAAATACCTGGCAAAGGTAGTTGCTCTTACCAGGGAAGCATATGAGGAGGTTTACGAGGCAAAGATCCTGGATGCAAAGATCAAGGGTCACAAGCCTCCTACAGACGGCATGACTATTAATGCATTTGACGGCTCGATCTCAGTTAAGATCACCAAGCCTGATAATGTGTATTTCGACACCACCTACACGGCCATCGTGAAGGAGAAGTTTGATGAGTACTTCAGAAGCTTTGAAGGCAGTGAGGCTGTTGAGTTCCTGCGGGACCTGGTCAATGACCTGCTGTATTCTCCAGGAGGGAATGTAGACATGAGCAAGGTGCTGAAGCTGCGCAAGTATCGCGACAGGCTTCAGTCTTCGCGGCAGCTGAGCAAGAACGGGGTCATTTTCATTGAGGCCGTGGATCTCTTTGACAAGGCCATACGCATAAAGCCCGGCAACATGGGCATATACGTGGATGTAGCCGATGAGCACAAGAAGCTCCGGAGGGTCAACCTTAAATATACCGATCTATGAAAACGCCGGATCTTATCACCTGGGATGCCACTACCAAGAATGGCAAATTTGATGCCTCGCCGAGAATAAGCTTCGGCAAGTCAGGTATCATCAGTATTAACCTGGCAGCACAGAGGCTTCTGGAACTTAAGGACGGAGACTACATAGTCTTCCACCAGGATCGCAATGAGCTCAGCTCATGGTGGATTGAAAAATCAACACCAGGCAAGGGCATCAAAGTGAGGGGCACTAAGTCCGGATCCAAGGTTCTATTAGCTAATTGGTCTATCGTTGTTAAGGCATTTTTGTCGTCTGTGAAGCAGAATAACGGATGCCGGGTATTAGTGGGCACTGAGTGTGTTGCCTCACGATATGAACTGATTACCTCCGCCCTGAAATCATGAAGCGTCTGTTTATAACGGCCTTCCTGCAGGTGGCTATGGTCAGTGCCAACACTTACTTTATCAGCAAGGTTGCCTGGCTTGGAATAGCCGCCTGCGGGTTTGGCATAAGTTATCTCTGGACAGTCAATGTAAAGAAGATCTCAGCGAGCACTACCAGGGAACGCATAGCATACGCCTCCGGGGCCATGCTTGGCGGATTAACGGGTGTTGCCCTGGGAACAATGGTCCTTTAACAGCGAAATCATGAGTAAGAAGGAAGCAGAAGCTATTGAGGTAAGGAAGGTCACTAAGCGGATCTTCGGGCCGGTATCATCATTTGAGGAGTTTCTCCGTCAGACAATGAGTGTGGATCCTTCATGCAGGGAGTTCAAGCTCGTGATTACCGGTGGAGACGACCATCACCTGACCTGCATGATTATGTCAACCAATGTCATTGGTGCGGCGTATGAGGCTCATGTCTCAGGATCTGACATTCTCTCTGCGAAATGCATCAGGGAGCTGGTAAACTCACTGCAGAACATAAAGCACAAATATCATGACGAAGGAAGAGAGATACCTGGAACTGGTGTCGAGCTACGCTCAGATACCGGTGGAGGTGATAAAGAGTAAGACCAGGAAGGATCCGGTCAGGGAGACAAGGCAGATGGCTATGTACTTACTTCGGATACATACCAGGCTTTCCGCGGCAAAGATCTCTGCAATATTTAACAGGACCAGCCATGCGGCTACGCTTAACGCTATTAAAAAGACAGAGGATCAGTTTGAAGTATATATAGCCTTCCGCGAAAAGTGGGCTCCACTCCTTAACAAGGCTAAGAGCCTGGCTGATCTCATAGAGAGAGAGGAGAAGGACCGCCGCAGGATCTACAGCCAGATCATTAATCCGGGAGACATGTGTTGGTTCTGGAATGAGGGATCAGAGGAGCTGCCCAGGTTGGGGACCCTGGCTTCAATCATTACCGACGAACAAATACCACAAAGAGTATTTACAGCTGCTGAATTCCCCGGCAGGTTTGACAGCTGTGTATATGCCGGCGAATATGTATTGCCTAAACAATTTCTGCAATGGAGAGACAGGAGCTTGAATATCGCATAATGCAGGAAGAGCGTCAACGCATGAGAGCAATCAGGGGGTGTTTCTTTTCACTCCTGGTCATGCTGGCCATAATAGGCATCACAGTAACTACTGTAGTAGTAATCAATAGGGCACATGAGAAATTTAGTAATCGCACTGACATTGTTATTCGGGACCCTGAGCGCGGAATGCCCGGGGGTCTCGATCGAGGAGAGCAATGATGAAGCTCTCCGGACTTATCTGAGAACAATAGCACCTCTAAACACACAGACACTGGAGGCAGCCTTCGAGCTTGAAGGTATTCACAGTCCTGAGGTAGTCTTAGCCCAGGCGCGCCTGGAGAGCGGGAACTTCTCCAGCGTTCTTTGCCTGGAGCACAATAACCTCTTCGGCATGAAGCTGCCGGCAGTAAGGCAGACATCCGCGGTTAAAGGCACAGATAACGGGTATGCGGTTTATGAATCATGGTATGATTGCGTCATTGACATGGCGCTGTTCCAGGAGTGGTACCGTGACCGTGGCCGGGATATGGATAATTACTTCGAGTTCCTCCAGGCAATCGGTTATGCCGAGGATCATGCCTATATCCATAAGCTGAGGATCCTGATGAAGGACAAAATCTAAGAACATGAATGAGCTGCAGAAATTGATGGATGATGTAGGGTCCTGGAGCGATGATACCTTCGGATCAGGGCAGAGGAGCCCGGCGATCCTGCATCACCTAGCAAAGGAGATCCCTGAGCTGTTGAATGCCATTGGTGACTATGATCGCGGGGCAAATGATACAAGGGTAAACGTATCAGAAATGATGGAGCTGCACAGAAAAATGCGCTTCGAGTTTGCAGATGTATTTATGCTTGTGCTGGATGCTGCCCGCAAGCGCGGTTTTATGGCCGAGGATCTGATCCAGGTTACGAAGCTGAAGCTAGAGGTCAACAGGCGCAGAAAGTGGGGCAAACCTGACGAAAACGGGGTTATTGAACATTTACGCGAGTCATGAGAAAGCATATACACGTACAGATTGCTCCGGATGCCATAGCTACGGTAGAGCCTGATTGCTCTCCGGAGACGCTCCGGGCGCTCAAGATTGTAGCAGCAGAAGCCAGGATCCGGGCGCTCAGAGGTAGTTATACTCTTCGAAATGCAAACTGGGCATTTACCTGTTCAGCCTGCGGAGCGGTGATCAGCGCCGGGGAGGTTTACCTGGAGTATCAGAACGGGGACCGGGAATGCATCAATGAACTGCCGGCACGCCGGTTAAAGCCATGCAGCAATGAAGCAGGTCGATGATATGAGCGGTGAACATGACAACCTGAGGGCATTCAAGAGCCTGATGATATGGATCCCGGTGGGTTTATTGCTATGGTCCGCCATAATACTGCCTATTGCATGTCAACACGAAGTTCTACCTGCAGCTGACTGTTACGAATGCACTACTCAAGTGATGCTGGAAAGATGCGATACGATAGAGTATTCCGCCTTCACAGACACTCTCAAATGCGGATGGAGTGAAGATGAAATCCGTCAGTACGAGATAAAGAATACCTACTCGCTCAATGAGAAATGTTTTTACAAGATACAGGTTTGTAAATGTCAATTAAAAAGCTATTAAGATGAAAGCACTTATTACTGTCATTTTTGTGATCTTAATGATCAGCGGCTGTGAAAAGCCGGCACCGGATCTATGCAAGACATGCGTAACAATTACGACTGTCTTCAATCCCTCAGACACGACGACCGTGATCTCCGATCCTTTTGTCCTCTGTGGAGAGAGGCTTCGGGTGATGGATAACCTTGTCACCAGGATTACCAGTGAAGACCATGCCGAAAACACCCTGGTGGAAGTAACGGTTTGCGATTATGTCAAATAAGCACTATTAACTTAATTAATAACGAAAGATGAGCACAAAGAAAAGCACTGAGAAGTTTGACTTTCACAGTATCACTACTGTTGAGAAGGCATTTGAAAAATGCGGTTATGACCCCAAGGCAATGCCGGATCTGTCCGGCCTGCCTGAACAGATCAGGAATGCGCTGATGAGCGCCTACCTGCTGATGGTAGTATTCGAAGCTATAAATGATGGCTGGCAGCCCGATTTTACTGACCGCAGCCAAGTAAGGTATTTCCCCTGGCCGGATGTTTCGCGTTCCGGTCTCGGTTTTTCGTATTCGGATTGCGACTGCGATTACGGCCTTACGACTGCGCATGTCGGCTCCCGCCTTTGCACCGATTCATCCGCAAAGGCACTCTTCATCCTGGATCAGTTCCAGGACCTCTGGAAGGCATGGCTGCTGGGCGTCAAACTTGACTGAATGAAAAAGGTTGTATGCTGCCAGAGCCGGATGTTTCGCGTTCCGGTCTCGGTTTTTCGAATTCGAATTACGACTACGATAACGACCATACGAATGCGCATGTCAGCTCCCACCTATGCGAAGAAACAGGCAGCATAGACCTTGCCACTTGGCAGAAAAACTAGCTTACCACAGAAGAGTACTGGTACCCGCATGGAGACGGTGATCTTTTAAAGCAAAGGCTCCCGGTATTTATCAAGTGCAATCGTAGAAATGCGGTTGCACTTTTTTATGTTCTACCGGGACTTTCGTACAGTCGTATGTCTATAACTATATTATCATCAAATTCTTTGAAAGCTAACTTTGTGTTGAATAAAAAAACTGCAGACAATGTTTGTTATGGTTCTATCAAGAGATGCAAATGGTAATGTGTTACCATTAGTCCCGCTGAATGATTCTCATGATGTAAATGGCTCCAGCGCTTCAGCTCAGAGTAACGCCATCCAGGGAAATTGCGTGAGGATTCAAAGCCTGGGCAGTGTGATCCGATTCCGTATAGGAGATAATCCTACAGCTATTGCGACGGATTCCGCAATCGGCCCTGGCGCTGAATACTGGGCTCCCATCACAGCCGGCCAGAAGGTTGCTATAATTGGCGGTCAGGCAAATATAACCACGCCTGGCGTGTAATCCTGACTGCTATGTGGAACAGAGGATCACTCGGCAGGATTGGAATGAGCAGAGGCTCAGGTCTTGACCTGTCGGAAACATCATCTCTCTGGTATGGCTTCTCGATAGTTGAAGCCAACAGCTCTCCGGATGTTACCAGGGAGGGAATGATGCTATGGCACCGGGCAGATCAGAGTCCTATTCAGAATGCCATCAAAGGTGGCTGCCAAAACGACAACGGTACCTGGAATTACTTCTTTCTGCCGACGGACTGGTCAAAGAAAGCGGACGGCACGGCAAGCAATCGTGATGGCAGTGATGGGCAGGTTATGAATTACTGGCCCGACTTCTATTTCAAGGTCGAGATGAATAACCCCTCTGCCGGGATACATCTGTTCAAGTTCTCTCCATATCCGATATCGGGATTTACGAAGGTCAACAGTCACTCCTTGTCAGCTTACCAGGCAGCCCTTGACCGCACGAATCTTAAGCTGAGCTCAGTGGTAAACAGTACTGCGCAGTATCGTGGCGGCAACAACAACGCGGCCTGGGATGCTGCAGCAAACTCCCTGCTGACCAAACCGGTCACGAATGTCAACCGGACTAATTTCCGCACCTACGCCCGTAACCGTGGGACTGGCTGGAACCAGTACGGCTACAATGATCACAAGTGGCTGTTCTGGCTATTTGTTCTGACCTATGCAACGCGCAACAGTCAGAAGGCTGTTAATGCTACCCTGGACTCGAATGGGTTCCGCCAGGGAGGACTGGGCAACGGAGTATCCAATGCAAACAGTACTGAGTGGAATAACTTCTGCGGATATAACCCATTTATCCCTTGCGGTGCGTCTGACTCCCTGGGCAATGGTAGCGGAGAGGTAAACTATGAGGTGACAGATTTTGGCGGTACAGGTGTTAATCGGACATTCACTGTCGCCCGCTTCCTGGGCCATGAAAATCCCTTCGGGCACATCTGGATGATTCTTGATGGTATAAACATCAACATCCAGGCAGCCGACTCCGGAGGAGAATCCCAGGTGTTTGTTGCCGACAATCCCTCGGCCTGGAATGATGCCAACTACACCGGCTACACTAACCGTGGTCTTATGCATCGGGCCAATGGCTACATGAATAAGGCTCTCCTGGGTGCAGGCGCAGAATTTGTGCCTTCTGAGGCAGGGATATCAGGATCCGGGACTGGTACATACTACTGCGATTACTTCTACACATCTATACCTACATCTGGCACCAGCTTAAGGATGCTCTTTGTCGGCGGCTATGCGTATGCTGGTGCGCTTGACGGTTTCGCCTGCTCGTATTCGAATAACGCCCCGTCGTATGCGTATGTGAATATCGGGTCGCGGCTTCGCTTTGAATTGGGTGCGTAGCACCCCGGGGCTTGGGATTTTTGAGGTTGTTCTTTGATTCAAAATATAGGTTGTCTGTGCGCGGCTCATTGTCGGCGGCAATGCGAATAATGGTGCGAATGACGGTTTCGCCTACTCGAATTCGAATAACACCCCGTCGAATGCGAATGTGAATATCGGGTCGCAGCTATGCTTTCAAAAGAAACTGTTGTTCGCGCAGAAACCTTGCCTCTTGGCAAAAGATAACATTTACAGAAAGGGTATCGGTACTTACCTATGGTGGAGAAGGTTCCCGACTATGAAAGCGAAAGAGAAATGAAGAGAGTTGGTAACTTATATGATCGGATCTGCTCTGTAGAGAACCTGGTTCTCGCGGACAAGAATGCCCGCAAAGGTAAAACGCTGAGCGTTGGGGTGCGCATCCATGATGCCAGGAGAGAGGAGAACATCCAGGATCTTCACCAGGCGCTTGCAAATAAGACCTTCAAAACATCTCCTTATCATACCTTCATGATCCATGATCCCAAGGACCGTGAGATCTACCAGCTGCCATACTACCCGGACCGGATAGTACATCATGCTGTTATGAACGTGCTGGAGCCAATATGGATGTCGGTATTTACTACTGATACCTACTCATGCATTAAAGGACGCGGTATTCACGCCGTGGTCCGGAAGCTCAAGGAAGAGCTGAAGGATCGCCAGGGGACAGCATATTGTCTCAAGCTTGACATCAGAAAGTTCTATCCGAGCATCGACCATGATATCCTCAAGGCCATTGTCAGGCGTAAGATCAAGGATCCTGATGTACTCTGGCTTCTTGACTCGGTTATTGACAGTGCTCCTGGCGTGCCGATCGGCAACTACCTCAGCCAGTACTTTGCCAACCTATACCTGGCGTACTTCGATCACTGGATTAAGGAGGACCGCAAAGTAAGGTATTATTACCGCTATGCTGATGATATCGTCATCATGGGCGAGACCAAGGCAGAGCTCCATCAGCTCCTGGGAGAGATCCGGGATTACCTTACATCGCACCTTAAGCTGGAGTTAAAGAGTAATTACCAGGTATTCCCGGTTGATGCACGCGGGATCGACTTCGTAGGATACCGGTTTTTTCATTCTCATGTTCTCCTGCGCAAGTCAATCAAGAAGAGCTTCGCGCGTGCGATCAGGCGCTCGGGTACCGCCAAGGTGCAGGCTCATGCTGCCTACTGGGGCTGGGCCAAACATTGCAACAGCCGTAATCTCATTAAAAAGCTATCGGCATGACGACGTTTAAGGATCTCAATATAAATACCCATCCGGATCTGATGATGGGTGAGAAGGTGAAGATCTCAAAGGTTCTGAACCGGGATATTCAGATCACCAATTACCGTATCGTAGAGAGCAAGTATCCGAAGAACAAAAGCGGCAAGTGCCTTCACCTGCAGTTTAAGCTAGGCGATGAGCTGAAGATACTTTTTACTGGCAGTGATGTGTTGATCCATACCATTGAGCAGGTTAAGACTGAGGATCTGCCCATCTTCTGTCAGATCATCCAGGAGGGCGAACATTACGAATTTAAATAAAGAGACACATGAATATTCATAGCAACGTACCATTCCCCAGGGAAGCGATAAGGTGGAAAGATGGTCAGTGGGCTCTCTTTGTCAATCACCAGGATAACGGGGTGCAACCGGAAGAGACTGCCGGATCCAGATATACGGCTGACTTTACGGTAACCAAGGAGCTGTCGGCTATAGCTGCCATTGAAGCATTCACCAGGCAGCTGCAGGATCCTCAGCTTGATCAGGCTGTGATAGACAATGCCGAGGTAACAGGAGTGCCGGCCATAGATGTGACAGCAGAATACACAACCAAGGCTCCTGTGACGATATTTCCTCCACTGCCAGCATCAGGACCTCTTAAGAAAGGCGAGATATACAGTTATGGTGGCGGGGCAGTAATGGTTGTGCAAGATCACCAGCGGACCATATACACACCCGAGGAGACGCCGGCGCTGTTCTCATTTTACCGGGAGGATCCTGAAGGAGCAGCCTGGATCCCTGGCGAGGATGTTGCATTGAATGCTACCCGCACATTTGGAGGCAAGACATGGAAGTGCATTCAGGCACATAAGACACTCGAGGGATGGGAACCGGATATAACCCCGGCGCTCTGGCAGGAGGTAAAAGAGCAGGGCGAGACCATACCAGTATGGGTGCAGCCTACCGGTGGGCATGATGCCTACAGCATAGGTGCAAAGGTCCATTATCCAACGATAACTGATCCGGTATACGAGAGCTTAATCAATGGTAACGTATGGTCGCCTGTGGCATATCCAGCCGGCTGGCGTCAACTTTAAAACGATAAGTCATGAGTGATGTAGTGAAGCATTTTCTTGCAGGAGCAGTGATCTCCTAGGTTGTGACGGTAGTTATACTGTTAATAATGGGTACAGATAAGACAGCCTCTGATTGGGCGCTGGGACTAGCATTCGCCTCGGCTTTCCTTGCCGGCGTAGGCAAAGAGTGGTGGGACAAGATCCATGGAGGATTTGCCGAGGCATCTGATGTGACAGCTACCTGGATGGGATCTGCTGTGCCTATAGTGATCTGGGGGATAATTCAGAATTATGTATAACAATGGCAAAGGCATCTAAGATAAAGACTCTTGTAAGCAAGATCAGTGACTGGGCTGGTTATATAGTAGCAATCTCAGCCGCTATACCTATTATACTTGGGATATACAACAGGCTTGATCGTGTTTTTGAAGCTTTCAATAATAACGCTGACTCACTGCGGGTCATCAGGACAGAGCAAATAGAGTTGAAAGCAGATATCGAAGCATTCGAGAGCGCAGTACTTGATAGCATAACCACGATATCTATCAAGCTTCGGGAAGTAAATGGCAATGTTTCTGCAGTTGAGAGATCTTATACCAAGTACATGAGGAATACCTTATCACCACAGGAGTTTTTTGATTACATGGAGGGCATCACCTGGGAGCCAAAAAAAAAAGAATTGACAGCATCCCTCCCGCAAAAATAGATTCAGTGAAGTATAAAATTGTAGTTCGTAAAATTCAAAAGTGACCCCTATGTTTGACATTGTTGCCTCTGCCCTGACTGTTGTGGTAATTGGATTTCTTTTTTACCTGTCATCCTGCTATGTGCGCGAAAAACTGCGGCTCCTAAATGGTCATAAACCAATTACCTTCTCCGATGAAGCTCGCTATAATAAAAAGCTTGATCAGATAATGTTTGATATCTCTCAAACGCTACACGCTTCAAACGTATTTCTCGCCAGGCTTCATAATAATGGCCATTGGAATAACGGGAGAAGCATGAAGAAATTCACAGTTATCCTGGAGAAGATCACTCCGATGGCCGCATCAATTCAGCAGGACTATAAGGACGTTCTGTGTTCCAGGTATCCGGAGGCGATGGATTTTCTGTTTTATCATGGACTTTACCTGCAGGCAGACATGAGCTTTTGCCAGGATAAAAACCTGAAAAGGGATCTTCAAACAAAACACGAATACAACTCAGTATATATGTTTCTCATTCGCCAGGCTAATGGAGAAAAAACCGAGGAGGCATTTATAGGCATACTGTACAAAGATCCCGTTGTGCTTGATCGCGAAAAGATGGATTACGTTAAGTCCCTCCGGTTTGATATCCTGGGATTGCTTAATATGACCAAGAAGATATGATTGCTTCTGCATTTAGAGACACCAAACTGTTCGAAAGTCAAACTGACATTCTTCTGTTAACCGCTGCACAATCTTTATTTTTGAGGTCATGAGCGCTCTGAGAGAATACTGTAATACTGAGGTCAGGAATAAGAAAAAAGGAAGGTCTGAAAAACGGCTTTACAGCCGGGATCTCAAGATAGTTGCAAGGTTCTACTACCATGCAAAAATCCGTGAGATGAATTTTGCAAAAGTCATAGACGCTCTTTCCAATGAGTTTGATCTCGATGAATCAGTGATAAACTTCAGGCTGCGATTCAGACAGAGTGAACTTGATGCTATTTTCGAAGAGTCACCACAACCTCATATCCTGCAGATCCGATATCCGTACTACGCTTGGTGAGCGGACAGATCATCGAAAGTGGTCTCAAATACCATCTCAATTATTTTAATACCGGCATACCTGTTATCAGGCGCCTGAGATCTCCTAGAGAACGCTGAGAACCCGGATGTATAGTAACCCTGCAGGGCTGCATAGACCTTATCTACATCGGCAAATATCTCAAGAGCAGCCGTCCTTCGTGCCGTTGATGCTCTGCTGTCAGTCGGCAGGGGACACTCAAATGCCAGGCGGATCTTAACAAATGCAGATACCTGCTGGATGTCTTCACTCAGATCCTCACACCTGGGATATGAGATATCCACCAGGGCAACAGGAAAAACAACGCTCGGTCGGATATCCATTGCCAGGACATCAAGCTGTCCCATATCAAAATCAATCATTTTTAGTTCAGGTACCTGTGCGGTTAGCCTGGCTACAATTGTTTCATACAGTTCTTTCATATCAGTATTTATAAAGCATTAAACGCACCTTTAATCGCAGCAAAAATAGTATCCTTCAATCCCTGGCTGATTCCCATAAATCTTCTCATCGGCATAGGAATATTGTGAGGCTTGGTTACTGGCAGGTAGGTGCCATTCTTTGTTGCCCACTCGGTCGCCTTCTTTTTGCTGACAAATACAGCCTTCCCGTCATTCTTTTTGTCCAGAAAATACGGGGTGCCACCAGGGTGAGCAATAGTTCCTCCTTCATTGTGGATCCTGGCATAGGGGACCTTATCAGATCCGGCTGAAATAATAACCTTCTCCGGAGTAACCGACTTCGGTTTAATAGAATTTACCAATGCTCCTGATCTTACCATAAGAGATCCGCGACTGACAGCCTTCTTTGTTTGAGGCCAGGCTTGACCATCCCATTCTTTGGTGGTAAACCGCTCTTTAAAGAAAGCAGTAGCCTTCTCCGCTATAATGTTTGGAAGAGATCTCTCCAGGAATTCATTCGAGAGCTTGTCAAAAAAGTCATCTATTTCTTTAAAAGAGCCCATTTTAGTTCTTACATTTGTACAGGACTGAATTGTGTGGTCGTAATACCGAGTCAGCACCTCGCAGGCGATGGGGGCAAGGTAGGCTGTCCAGGGCAGCGCACAATAAGGCCAACCTGCATACCGGACGGGTAATTACCTGTCCGGTTTCTTTATGAGTAATCCGTGACGATGCATTTGCCATAACTTGTTAAGATCTATTTTCTTGTTTGAAGGCTGTGTCGTCTGCATCTCATACCAGGTCTTCAACACAAGTCGATTATTCTCGACCTTGCAGTTGGCAATGATTACTTTGTCACGATAATACTTTATCAGGACATAATTATCATATAACCTGGACTGATAGTTATTAAGAAAGACCTCATCAGGATCCAGCAGGGTCTCCTTTAATCCATCCCAAAGAGCAATCCTGTTACTGGATTTTGAGGTATGATGCGAAAATGTTTTCTTGGATAGCTCCAGTGATCTGCCGTCGTAATTTTTGAGCCTTATGATTCCTTCGCTGTTTTCAGCATTCCATATCGTTTCTGCACTGCTCTCATTAACGGGCATGGTTGTCTTGGCCGCTGCTTTTAGTTTTGGCACCGTGCTGCAGCCCCACTTCTCTGCGGTAAGTTTGTCGAGATAAGACGCCGCCCTGTTCGGAAATTTCCGGATGTACATCTGATTAGCCTGGAACACCTCCGCAGTTAATGCGCGATTGACGCCCCAGCCCTGGGCTTTCGCGCTCTTCCATTCATCGGTTTCGAAGTATTCATCTACCTTCTTACGTTCCACCTTTAGATCCACGCCAGCCGCCTCGTGTTTCATTAGTGGTTTAACCCGGCAGCGGCAATTCCAACCATTGGGCGGATAGATCTTGTCCCATAATTTATCAGTGCAGGCCAGGACAAGATTGTGCAGTTTGCGATGCTCCAGCCTGACCTTCGCATCATTTATCGTGATATATTGCCAGTAGGGGAATATATCCTGCTGAGCAAGCAGCCTGTAATATGCTGCAGAACTTTCTGCAGTAAGGTATGCAGTGTTATACTCGGTCTGCAGCCATGTCTCATTAAATTCTCCGGAGATAGCCCTTGCTTTCGTTAAGAAGTCATACCAGCCTTTTGATCCTCTGAACGCCTCATTAAGCTTCTGTACCTCTGCCAGGGTTTTCGCAGCTGAGAACCTGAATAGATTCATCTCCATTGCCGTTTTAAAGGCATCCGGAGTATATCCATACTCGATGCCGATATCGGCAAAGTTTTGCTCTGTAAAGCCCGCATGTATGGCTTTTAAAAGCTGGTCGGACGTGTAATAGAACAGAGCAGGATCAAAGTAGTCTTCGCCGGTTGCAACTCTCTTAGCGAGACCCTCGATGTTAAAGGCAGGGAGATCTACAAGATCAAAATGTATGTGGTGATCTCCATCCTCTAGAGCTGACGCCCCCTCCTTGGGGGCTGATACGAAAAAACTCTCCAGCCCTTCCTTTAGTTTTGTCCAAAATGATTGCTCATCATCGGACATTTTTTTATCCTGGACTTTCTTGCCTGCAGGCACATCATCCGGTTTCGCAGTAGGAGCCTTTTTTTGCACTCCCTCCGGACGCGGAATGCCGTAGGTGTCATACAGGAAGTCATCATCGATTTCGAGTCCAAGATCATTCTTGAATTTGGTATGAATCTCCATCATATCTTTCATCGAAAGAGATTCACCAGCTTCAATAAATGTAAACCAGCCACCATTTACCGGATAACCTCTTTTCTCAAGCCTGGGCAAGAGCTCAGTGTTAAGGATCCTCTGTACGAAGCGCCGGTCTGCCTTATTTATTGACTCCTCAACCTCCTTATGTGTTTCACTCTGGCTCTTTGATGACCCGTTAATTGTTGTCATCGTCTGACCGAGAATTGATATCAGGATCTCTTCGTTGCAAGCCTTTCTAAGTAGGTCGTATAAAACACCGTTACCTGATGTTTTACTTTCAACCAGCTCAATATCCGTCTCCTTGGGATGTACTATCCAGGACTTTCCCCCAGAGAGCTCGAGGGCCTCTTCCAGGAGTTCCCTGCTTTTGTCATCCTGAGCGCTGTAGGAGCCCTTCTTAAAAGGCATCCCGAAGAGCTCTGCAAACTCAGCCCAGTCGCCGAAGTCTCCACGCTTATAGATCACATAAGGAGCAGCCCGGAGGATCTGACCAAACTCCTTGTCTTTTCCTGCCTCCAGGAAGAAATCGTCACCCCTGTATGGAATGCCGACCTCATCACCTGGATTGATAACAATAAGACCTTTCTGCACATAAATGTGCTGACGCGGGATATTGTATACCTGCAGGAGCCCGCTGGAGAAGTCAAGTTCTATGACCGACTTTCCCCAGAACCGCGCATTCATAATCTCAGTGAGCAGCTCTTCGAATACCGGGCTATCTATGAGATCTTCCATTTCAGGTACCGGCTTTTCATCTTTCATGAAGCGGAGCTCTGCATTGGTAATCGCATTTATCCTCTTTTCAATTGAAGTTGAAAGTACTGGATCCAGAAGGATGTCCTCATAAAGGTCGTAAAGCTTCTGCCTCCTGTCATTGTCGGCTGCCTTCAGTGCTGTGCGCCACTGCCCCACATCGAGGGCGCTGCGGTTCAGCTTCCGTACCACAAGGGTATTTATTACCAGTCCCTTGTTATCTTTTTTGTCTTTGCGAGCTATAGTTGCCATTGTCTAGAAGTGTTGTTCACGTTTCGGATTGCTGCCATATATTACTTTACCTAACGCCACCGCCGATGCCGGCAGATCAGGAACCACATCGCCCTTCTGTACTGCCTTTAGCCAGGCGATAGCGCGGTCATATCTTTTTTCTCTCAGCTCCAGGTCCGCCTGATAATTGCTCAGCGCCATAAGGTGCCAAACGGCCATATCCTTGACAAAGGTTAGGAGTAAGGCATGACGATCAGAACCGGTAGCAGCAAATAAGGTTAGCACATCGAAAGCGGTGAGATATCCCTTTGCTTCTGAAATAGCTCCGTCGATAGCCGAGGTCACCAGTGTATCATCAGATCCCGTTATGACATCAATCGAGTCGATGTTCATGTGAGTTTTAAGTTCATCTTTCGTTGTAAACATGATTAGTATCGTTTTGAAGATTTCCTCTTGGTTCCTATCACTATCTTACCCAGAGCTGCCATTTTATTATTGATGATCCAGACAGCACCCTCTACTGCATCAGGGCCGTCAACATGAGCTGACAGCTGCGGGTCAACGGCCTTGAATTGCTCCTCGAGTCTCTGCATATGAGGGTTCGACTTCTCTGCAATGTTTAAGATCAGGCGACCCTGACGGTTGAGAGGCTCGAGATTGCCCTCTATCCTGGCGAATTTATCCGGCTTTTTCCGCTCATCAGGAGAGACATGAATGTAATGCTGCCTTGCTGCACCTTCTGATGCAAAGAGCGGCGCAATCACCTGTTCATAGAAGGGATCCTGAAGAGAGTTGTTCTCTATGTAATTGTACATCTGGCTGCGTCCATGGACATAATCCTCGAGATCGTAATACCAGGTAACGAAGCGGCTGTTCTTGACTTGCTCCAGGTAGCAGGAAATAATATAGAATTTGCCATCAAGTTCCCCAACCAATGGCATTGCTTTGTAGCAGTTATCCTTATTTTCCTTATTTGAAGGGGCAGGATCACCATAGACCACCAGAAACCGGAACTTATGTAATGCCGGCACTTCTCCCCAGGATATCTCCTTAAAGACAGATCCATTGCGGACAGGATTATTGAAGTACTCCTGCTGGGCAGCAACATAGCTGATTTTGGAGAGCATGTAATCAATATCCTCTTCGCTGTTCCGTTCCGGCCACACGCTTTTGCCATTCTTATCGCGGATATTGATGATGTCACTATGATCTGCTTTTTCAATTGCTCTGGTGATGCAGCAGTCCTTTGCAATGATGTTACCCAGGAAAAGAATGATATAGTTTTTCGATAGAGAAACTGTTGGCATTACTGCCTTTTCTATCCAATCCCATTTTTGAGATATACGCTTGGCGCTACGCGTTTCTTCGTCGGTGTCGATATCATCAAAGAGTATAAAGTCAGGGCGGACCTCTTCATTTCGGGTACCACGGGGAGATTGACCAGCGCCCAGTGCCCGGAAGGATACTCCGGATCTTGTTACGAATTCGCCCGCCTCCCAGCTGCCCAGGTTCTCCTGGATGCCATAATCGTTAATGATCCTGGAGTTGCTCTCCAGGTTTATCATGAACGGGCGCAATAGGCGTTCAGCATTCTCCCAGGTGCTGGAGATTAACAGTACGTTTTTAACCTTTCCGGTTAAAGCCAGGTTAAGGATCTCCATCATTGCCCTGGTAGACTTTGATAGTTCACGCGCCCAGGCACGCACTTCATACCAGTGTTTCAGCTTCGTATTTAGAAGCCTTTTAGTAGCTTTTTTATGAAAGTCTGCCGGCTTGCTGTTATAGTAGTTTGGGAAGTAATACTGAAACCAGGCTTCATAATTACTTTCAAGCTTCGCAATTCTTCGCTGTTTATCGAGCTCTGATTCCGTTGTATCAACGGTCGTTGCTTTTACCAGGTTTGCCCGAAATTCTTCCCAGTCTTTAAACGCCTGTCTGTCGATTGCCCGGACCATCTTACTTCTTAAGTTGATCTTTCAAGAATGCATCCATAAATACAGCAAATTCCTTTGCCTTCTCCAGATCTACTGGGCGCAGCCAGTTCAGGAATCTTTTTGAAACCTCTACTATATCTGCTATTGAAGCTTCTGATTCAAGATTCTTTGCCGCTGCAGTGAGCTTGACAATGACGTCAGCATCTTTGGATCCGGCATACCTGGACCCGATCTCCTTCTTTTTGATCGCAAGGGTAATCTCTTCCAGCTGCTCATATATCCTGTGAAGTTGTTCTTCTTTGGTTATGATGAGCGACTGACGCATCCGTCGCCATTCTCCTTCATTGGCATTAACCCACTTTGAAATAGTCTGCTCCGATACTCCTACCCGCTCAGCAATTTCCTTTTGTGCTAAGCCTTCTCTGGTGAAGAGAAGTTTTGCAAGCTCCTTTTTCTGATCAGCCTTCATAATCTCAATGATTTAGGGCAAAACTAAGGCTTATTATACGGGGAAAAGAGCCGCATACTTATAATAAGGCAATGAGGTTACTATGATAAATGTCTGATTTGCAAAGGCTATTAATGCTTCGTTGATTTGTTGCTGCTATTGTGAAATTTAACGAAGCTCAAATGCCCAAAACATTTGTTCTCACTGACGAATCACTGAATAACTACGGCTTCTGGCTGCCAACATCAGGGGCAGTACTGGATCAGTTCAAAAAGAATCCTATCATGTTGTGGATGCACAACCGCGCATGGAGGGGAACTAAGGACGAGATCCTTCCTATAGGCTACTGGGATAACGTACGGATCGAAGGAGGCAAAATATTGGCCGATGCTGTCTTTGACGACAATGATGATTTTGCTGCAAGTATTGGTGATAAGGTAGAGAACAATGTTCTCAGGATGGCGTCCTGCGGCATCAAGGTCGTGGAGACATCTACTGATCCTAAGTGGCTCAAGCCAGGGCAGACCTGCGAGACTCCTACAAAGTGGGTACTCAGGGAGGCATCCATAGTTGACATTGGTTCCAACGACAATGCTCTCAGTCTTGCGTTCTACGATGATAATGATGAGTTGATTAATCTCGCGGATGCAGCCAAGATGCCGTTAAAGAAATTGCTTAATGATGACACTAACACAAATTCAATACACATGAAAAAAATCGCAAAGCTCCTGGGTCTTGCTGAGGACTCAAATGAGGACCAGCTTGTCCAGACCATACAGCAGCTCAACGACAAGGTCAGTGCTGCCGAGAATGCAAAGACAGCTGCAGAAACACAGCTGGCCGATTATCAGAGGAGGGAGTCTGACGCCAGGAAGGCAGAAGCCAAGCAGCTGCTTGATTCAGCGATTGCCGATGGCAGACTGAATGCAGAGATGCGCCCCTCATGGGAATCTCTCTTTGACAAGGATCACGAATCTACCAAACTGGCCCTGACGGCAATACCCAAGCGCGCAAGTGTAAAGGAAGCACTGGCCGGATCTGATCCCAAGAATGTCTCCGAAAGGGAAAGACTTGCTAAGCTTTCCTGGGATGAACTCGATAAGCAGGGAGATCTCAGGACTCTCAAGGAGAAGTATGAAGATCTCTATGAGGAGAAATTCGAGCAGAAGTTCAACAAAAAACCTGACAAGAAGTAATCAACAGCGCTATGTACACAAACAAGAATTCCGCAGGACAATTCCAGTCCTTCAACTTCGTAGCTCCTGATGGAGTTTCGAGTGAAAAGAATGAGGTTCTGTTTCCTTTTTCCGAGAAGCAGACGCCGGATTATGCAGCCACGATCGCGGCCACTGTCAAACAGATGGATACTTTTATCCAGCCTGAAGAGCTGACTGGCAACGTCACCCTGAACCTGACTATAGACGGCCAGGTCACCGCTGGAGCAAAGCTTCACCTGAAGCTTGATGCTGATGGAACCAACAGAACCGTTACCCTGGGTACCGGCTTTGACGCTTCCGCAGCGGATATCACAGTAACAGCAAATACCGTAGTATTCAAGTCTTTTGTTTACGACGGTACTGCATTCGTGCCTGTAAGCTAGTGCAAACTCAAAATCGCTATACCGTGAAAACATTCAAATTGATTTCATCCCTCGCAGTGGTGCTTCTTTTCAGCACCATCCTGTCATCAGTTATCGCTCCCAATCTTGATCTTCCAATGGGGGCAGTCTTCGGCACTCTCACTGCCTTATCTCTTATTCCAACTCCGAAAGGTGTTGCCTTCATGGCAATCCAGAAGGAGATCTGGCTGGGAGATATAGTCGGGAATCTCTTTAAGTCAAACCCGCATCTTGGCTATGCAATGAATGCCGATGAGTTCGTTCTTAACGGGAAGGTGGTTCATATACCTAATGCCGGGTCTAAGCCTGGAGTACAAAAGAACCGAACAAAGCTTCCTGCTACTGTTATAAAGCGAAACGATGTTGATATTACATTCTCGCTCGATGAGTTTACCTCAGATCCGATGCGTATTGACAACGCCGAGAAATATGAGCTCTCCTATGATCTGAGGAACTCAATAATCGGAGAGCAGAAATCTGCGATTGCAGAACTGGTTGGAGACTGGTTCTTCAGGTACTGGGCCCCGACTCTGGCAACAGCCATGCGCAGGACAACGGGCGGCAACGTGGCTACCCATTATGGTACCGGCACCCGGAAGCTTGTCACACTGGATGACATCAAGGCAATACAGAAGATGATGAATAACTGGAACATTCCCCAGGAGGGCCGCGTTGCTGTACTGGATGCCGAGATGATGGACCAGTTTACTTCGACGCTGAATGCAACCACTTACCGCGATTTCTCCGCGGCATACGATGCTCAGCGCGGAGTCATCGGCAAGCTTTACGGCTTTGATTTCCTCGATCCCAGGTCAAGTGTACTGCGCTACAGCGCTGACACGACACCGGTTCCTTATGATCCGGACGATGCAGTTGCATCAACAGACTTTGCTGCCGGACTCTTCTGGCAGAAGGATCTTGTTATCCGTGCAATGGGTCAGCATGAGCTCTTCGAGAGCACCGGCGATCCCACCGTCTATGGTGACATCTACTCAGCTCTGATGCGCGCAGGTGGCCGCATCAAGAGGAATGACGGGAAAGGTGTTATTGCTCTCGTCCAGGCTGTCGGCGCATAACAGATGAAGAGGAATCTGACCATACTAGCGGTTATCACAGTCTTTTTCATCCTGATCGGATGTAACAGACATGTGATACCCGTTACCGTGGTCACCACAGAGGACTCTACCACTACATCAGTCAGTAATACATACATTCGTGAAGATCTCCTGGGCAAACCCGACAGTGCGATCATCAGTGCCCTGCTGAAGTGCGATAGTCTTGGAAACATCTATATCCAGACTATCGCACAACTGCAAGGGGAGATAGTGGCCCAGTCGCTTCAGTTGTCCAATAACTCTGTTTCAGTAATAGCTTCAGCTCAGCATTGGGTAACAGCAGAAAGTCTGAATAGAGACAGCATCAGGATTGAAATCAGGGAGGTTCCTGTTCCATATCCCGTAGAGAAGATTACAAATAAGCTGACATCCTGGCAATCATTTCAGATATGGATCGGCAGAATTGTATTGATCTCAGGGCTTATTTATCTCCTGGTTGTCTTGCTTAAAAAGAGATTCACGATAATTAGCAAACTATTTAAACAGTAATACAATGGCAGAAACAAGGCTTATTGGTTTAACCAGCATAAAGATAGGTGCTATAGCAGGCGATGGAGGAATGGGCACGACCCTGGCTGCGCTTGGTGTAACCTATAAAGATACTGCTGAGATCACTCAGGAGGATCCCGTCATCACTGAGCATAACAGCGAGGAAAACGATGAACCGGAGGAAACTATTGCCACCAAAGGTAAGACCACGGTAAAGTGGAGTATAATTGACGCTACTCCGGCGACACTTGTAAAGGTTCTGGGCGGCACAGTGACAGGAACGGCTCCTGATGAAGTGTGGAATGCTCCTGCGACAGCAACGGATATCGAACAGTCGATTGAGATTACACCGAAGTCCGGTCCCGCAATCAACATTGTGCGGGCCAAGATCCAGGCTAAGATAAACTACAAACTTGCGAGAACTGGAATATTCCTGGTTGATATTATCGCAACCGTTCTTACGCCTACAAAGGCGGCTACACCACCGATAACAATCGGTTAGAGTTACCAAAAATGAAAAGCCTCTCACCGAGGCTTTTTTTAAATCATTTCGTATGGACACTGAAAAACTGGCAGCTGAGGTATTACTTGATAAAGGCGTTGCCTGGAGACTACCCGCTCCATGGTTCCTGAGGATTTTTGGAAAATCAACTGTAAGGTTATCCATAAAACCTCTTCGGTTGGGAACTCTGCTCGAGTTATCCAGGCTTTATCTAGCCATGGGAATTACCGAAGAAAAGCTATCTGGGGATGTTAACCAGTTGATCCGGTCAAATGTCACAATGGTCAGCCGTATAGCAGCCATATGTGTCCTCAACTCACGGATCCGGATCCGTCTTTTCACAAATCTCCTTGCCAGATTTTTACAAAACCGACTTACGGGGAATGCGATGCTGGAGCTCATGATGTTTGTTGTGACACTTAGCGGGGCATCGGCTTTTTTGAGTACTATCAGATTGATCGGGGTGATGAAGATGACCTCTCCGAGGAATCTGGGTCCGGAAGATCAGGGGAGTCAACAGTCCTAGGACTGCATAGCCTCTGGGGTACAATACTCAGTTTGCAGGAGAAGATTGGGTGTACTCATGATTACATTTTGTGGGGAGAATCCTGGCTGAATATTCAGATGAAAATATCTGACTCTGCCAGGGTGGGAAAGCGTAAAAAGCATATTGAGACCGAGGATGAGTTAAGAGAATTTTTGAAAATAAACAACTGATATGACCGATAAGCTTGGACCTATAGAGATTGAATTCCGCCTCGATAAAAAAGCAAGCGAGGAGGCAAGGAAGCTGAAGGCATCCCTTGACGAGGTCGGCCCATCCGGGAAGAGCTCCTATTTGAAAAGTGCAGAAGGGATCAAGGAGCTTAAAGATATTATAAAAGCAACCGAGTCTGACATCAAGAAGATGGAGGCCGCACTAAAGACAATGGCTCCAGGTAAGGCTCATGCAGAGCTTAGCTCCGAGTTCGGCGCTGCAAAAAAAGCTTTGGAGGAATACAAGGTGACTCTTCAGGGCGTTGAGATCCCGGCCAAAAGTCTGAGAGCCCAGCTTATCTCTATGAAGAATGAACTTGTGGCGCTGGAAGGAGCAGGCAAGAGGGGATCTGATGAATATAATCAGTTACAGGAAAGATTCGCAAAGCTCACACAACAGCTTAACCACGCACAAAAACAGGCCAACGTCCTTGCCCACGACCAGGCTGGACTGCAAGGAGTAATACAAGGACTATCCGGTATTGCCGGAGCTGCTGCTGCAGCCCAGGGTGCTGTGGGGCTATTTGTCGGAGAGAATGAAAATCTCCAGAAAATCATGCTGAAGGTACAGTCCCTTCTTTCTATAACGGTTGGACTTCAGCAGGTACAGCAGACGCTCAATAAAGATTCGGCATTTTCCTTAGTTATACTTACCAAGGCAAAGACCGGTCTTGCTGTAGCTGAGACACGGCTTGCTGCTGCATTTGGTATATCGACTGTTGCTGCCAGAGCTTTAATGGCAACTCTTACCCTGGGTCTGAGTGTTGCAATCGGAGTTGCCATAGCTGCTATCTCCCGGCTGGTCAATAAGGCCCAGGAGGCCAAAAAAGCCACCGCTGAGTTTAACGAGGCTACTGTAAATGCGGCATATGATTCGCTGACATCATTTGAAAAAATGCGCCAGGAGTGGAATCGCCTGGGCAATGACATGCAGGCCAAGAATAAATTCATTAAGGCTAATGAGGATGCTTTTAAGGATCTTGGGATACAGATAACCGGGGTCGCAGATGCGGAGAGTGTATTTGTTGCAAATAAAGATAAGTTCCTGCAGGCTCTTTTGGAGAGGGCCCAGGCAGTCGCTGGCTATGAGCTCGCTACCGAAACATTCAAGCAGTACCTGGAGAAACGACTGGAGACCGAAACCCTTCCAGCCAAGGAAAGGAAGTGGGTGCCATCGGGGACTCCCGGAGAATCCGGAAGTTATGTTGAGGTATATAGCAATAAGTGGTTGAAGGCCCAGGGAGAGATGGATGATCTCTATAAGAAAGCCCAGGGATTTATTACAAATTCGATTGATGCCGGGGAGCGTTCACGTAAGATTATTGAGGATCTTGGTGTAACTACAACCGAGAACCTCGAGAAAATAGCCCTTCTTGAGGAGCAGATATCTGAACAGGAAAAGTTACTACTGCAGGCTGTGGAAGCAGGGAAAGAGGGCGAGGCGAAAATAATTGCAGACCGCATCTTCCAACTTAAGGAAGAGCTACGGTTACGCAATATGCTTGTGGACGCAATCTATGCCCAGAAGAGAGCGAATGAGCTAATAACAAATACCCAGGCTGGAGCATGGCAGCCAGCTGCTGCTCCTGCAGGATCCATAGGTGCACCTTCGACAGGAGGCAAGGCAGCCGGTGCCAGGTACTGGCAGACGCCTGTCTTCGATCTTGAAACCGCTAAGAAGACTCTCTCTGTGATGGACGCTCAGGCAGCAATCGCACGAAACGCAGAGGCTTATGCCAAAAAGAAAAAAAAGCAAGATGACGACTCAAATAAAATAACAGAAGAGGAGTTGAAAGTCCGACTCGAGATTCTTAATGCCGTTGGTGAAACGGTTGCGATGCTCGAGAGCGCCGGATTCCTATCGAAAGAGTTCGCTTCAGATATGCAGAGCATGATAAGCTTTGCGGGCGGTATTATTGAAGGGGCGGCATCAGGCAACTATATTGGAGCTATTCTCAGCGGAGTCAGTATGTTCATTGATCAAATTGCCCGGTTCTTTGATCAGACAAATGCTTATGAGGACCGGATCCGGGAAATGAATGCTCTCCTGGACAGACAGCGCAGATTGATTGAGCTATCACAGCGCAAGGGTGGAGAGAAGGATGCATTAGCTCAGGATATTGACCTACGCAAAAAGGACCTGGAGCTGCTCAAAGAACAACTTGCTCAGGAGGAGAAGGATCTTGACTCACACTGGAAGAATCGCTTCGGTAAACTCGATGAGCGTTTAGCCAGGATGGAAGACATAAGAAACCAAATTAACGATGCAGGAATCGCACTCGAAGATGCTGAGCAGGCTTATACTGATTTCCTTGCCGGCGGTATTACCGAGACCACTCTGGCAGATACTATCATAGATGGCCTAAGGCAAGGAAGGATTGGCGTAGCTGACTTTGCTGCATACATGAATGATATGCTTACAGAGGCAGTCCTCCAATCCTTCAGTGCCGCGATCCTTGGTCCTGCTATAACTGAGCTGCAGGAGATGGTTGCTGAAGCTTTAATCGACGGCATACTAACCGAAGAGGAGGCTAAGAGGATCAATCAGCGTGCATCTGAAATAGCCAGGGAAAATGAAGAGAAATTCAAATTAGCCACGCAAGGATTAAATACTGAAACAGCTGATACATCATTGACTGGAGCAATCAAGGGAATAACCGAGGAAACCGCGTCAGTATTAGCCGGGCAGATGAACGCTATCAGGATCTCCCAGGCTACTGCAAATAATGTTCTCCTCGATTCACTGAGAAATCTTGTCCTGATAGAGAGTAATACAAGGTACTGTCGGCATCTCGAGAGTATCGACAGCAAATTAGATGTGCTTAAAAATAATGACCTCAGAGCGCTGGGATTAAATGGATAGTTATGGCAGTAGAGTATTACATCAACGATTACTTATTCACAACAGGCGGCGTGTATGTCAGCGAATCCAAGGGATTGATCGACGGCCTGAAGTTAAAGGATCCTCGGCGCTTTACCTGGCCGGATCATCACGGTGAAGTTGTCGATCTTACTGCTCCGAGATATGAGTCAAGAGAGATCACGCTTAACTGCTTTTTAAAAGCCAGTAATATGGCCGATTTCCAGGCAAAGATATTGGCATTCCTGGCTCGTTTCATGTTGCCTGGCCTACAAAGACTCAAGGTAGTAGTTGACCCCACCAAGCCCCTTTTATATCTAATTTATCTTCCGTTGGGGACCGATGTTGATAAGCGCTGGTATCCGTCTAAGATGGTTGGCACATTCAATCTAAAGCTTAAAGAGCCTGAACCGGTGAAAAGAGTATATGCATATACAGCTGCGGCAGGTTCGTTGACTTTAAGTTTTGCGATTACTACGGCTGAGCCTGTGAATATCTATTGGGGAGATGGATCCGTCACATATGATGTAACTACATCTTCCGGGACAGTCTCTCACGAATATACTTCCGCTGGATCTTACCACATTGTAATAACCGGCATCATAGAGAATATTACTGGAGTTACAACAACAGCAACCCTTCTATGGAGCAAATTATAATAACACCGGCGGTCGGATCTTCATGGTCTCTTCTTACCAGGGCTGAGGTATCAACCCTGAGATCTTGCATTCAAAAGAGATCTCTGTTGGGGCAGGATACCCTTGAGATGATTGTCGAGAGCTCTTCTCCGCTCCCGTTTAAAATACGAGATAAGATAACTATTTTCGGTAGCAGCTACTACTTAAATGCTCTGCCGAAGGTCTCCAAGTCAGGATCCAGACTATATGAATATGCTATGACCTGGGAGGGGAGGCAATACGATTTGCTTCATGCAAAATATCTGGATGAAGGAGACGATGGTGTTAGCATATCTGCCAGATTCAGCCTGACTGGTGACATTGAGCTCTTTTTAAATGTCCTGGTCAATAATCTTGACCGCGTCTATGGCGCCGGCAAGTGGATACTTGGATCATATCCTACGACAAAATATCTTACCCTCACTTTTGATGAAGAAAACTGTCTGGCAGTACTTCAGAAGTTATGTGGCCAGGAAAATTTTAACCTGGAGTTTGAGATAGTTGAGGATACTCCCGGGGTCTGTACAATAAATATCGAGGATGCCATTGGATCCACACATGTCCAGACTTACAGATATGGGAAGGGGCGCGGACTCTACAGCCTTACCAGGCAAACGGTTTCAAATAAAAATCTGATCACAAGACTCTATGCCTTCGGATCAGATATTAACCTGCCATCAAACTACCGGGGTTTTTCACAGAGCCTTAAGCTGCCCGGTAACGTCAAGTCGTTTATTGAAGATGATTCAGCCATTGCTCAGTTCGGACTTATTGAGGGTTCAAAGACGTTCAGTGATATCTATCCGCACAGGACCGGTATTGTCACTAGCCTGGGTACAACGATTCAGCGGTTCATTGATAGTGGGATGGACTTTGATATTAATGCCGTAGATGGAGAGGGGAACACCCTTTATCTGATCAACGGCACTGCACCCAAGATTCATTTTAATACAGGGAATCTTGCCGGTTATGACTTTGAGATTTCATCCTACGATCATAGTACACGGACTTTTGCCCTGAAAGCATTTAAGGATGAGAGGGGCATGGTATTTCCAAATGAAAGCTCCGCTTTTCAGTTCCAGGTAGGCGATGAATATGTCATTTTTGACATTATCATGCCACTCACGTACATCACTGAAGCAGAGAATGAACTGCTAATTGAGGCAACGAAATACCTTGAGGAGAATTCCCAGCCAAGGGTACAGTATGCACTTACATTTGACGAATTCTACCTGGAGAAAACATTTGGAGGAGGAGCATCTGTGCCTAATATATTCTCAGTGGGAGACTATATTACTATCCAGGATACCGAGATTGGTGTTAACAAGGCTATCAGGATCCATACATTCACTAGGGATTTATTAAGGCCCTATAGCTATAACCTGGAGCTCACGGATATCAAGGAGATAACATTATTCCAACAGGTCCTGAGCGATGTAATGGAGACCTCCAAGATTATTGCATATAATAAGCTCAATGATGTATCCAGGGCTAAACGTAACTGGAGAGCGACCCAGGAACTAGTGGATATGGTTTTCGATCCTGATGGATATTTTGACGGAACCAAGATTAAGCCGGAGAGCATTGAAACAATGATGCTCAGCGTCGGCACCAGGAGTCAACAGCTTTCAATTAATTGCACCTTTGAACCAAATTATGGTGGAGATCCAGCCGAGGTAAACGTAACCGCAGGCACATTGTCTCATTATGGCCTTGGAGAGGATATATTAAATTGGAATATCTCTGCAAGTCAGCCTACCCTGCTTAACACCGGAGCCTATTATATTTATGCTAAATGCAGCAAAACAGATAACTCCGGAAACATCCTATTTTCTCAGACTCAATTCAAGGTAGACGACGATCCGGATTATTATCACTTTCTCCTGGGAGTACTTCACTCTGTTGAAGATAATGTCCGCTGGATCTCGATGACATATGGCGCCACTGCTATTAATGGAAGATATATCAGAACCGGAAGGATAACATCGCAGGATGGGTTAAATTATTTTGACCTGGATCAGAATAAGATCCTGATGGGCGATGCTTCAAGTTCACTAGACTGGGGAGTCACTGCAGCTGGTCAACTCACCCTGAAGGGTGCCTTGGTGCAAAGTTCTGCAGGTACAACAGCCCCTCTTCCTTGTTTCCGTGGCGCTTATAATGCCTCCTATACATATTATAAGGGCGATACAGCCACTTCTGGCGGATCGACATGGCAATATATCAATAACAGCCCCGCAGCAGGCCAGACGCCTTCAGAAGGAGCTTATTGGACATTATATGCTGCTGCCGGAGCCGAAGGCGAACAGGGTCCTGCAGGACCTACCGGGCCGCAGGGTCCTCAGGGAATTCCGGGCGTTGACGGATCTGATGGTGTTGACGGATCTGATGGTACCTCAATTATCTTTCAGGGATCCTACGCCAGTGAAGCTGCATTAATTGCAGCAAAGGGTGCCGTTCAAAATGGCTGGTCATATTACAATACCACAGATAAGAAGTCCTATGTCAGGTCAAATTCTTCCTGGTACCAGATGACAGTAGATGGAACTGATGGCCAGGATGGCACAAACGGGCTGCCAATCGTATGGAAGGGGGAAAGCGCATCTCCACCTGCTAGCCCGGTGACGAACTGGGTTTATAAGGATACGGATAATGGCTATGTCTACATTTATAATGGCACTGCATGGGAGCTTATGGTACTCGATGGTGCAGATGGATCCGCTGGCGCTGACGGATCAGACGGCTTGAGTGTGTATATCACCTACCATGATAACCCGGCATCAACCCCGCCCAGCATACCAACTGGTGACGGTACCACAGCCGGCTGGCATACTAATGCTACCACTGCAGTTGTTTGGATCTCACAGAAGATTGCTGCTTCAGCATCCTCTGGCATCTGGGGAACTCCTATAAGAATCAAAGGTACTGACGGAGTAAATGGCGTAGATGGCACTGACGGTGCTGATGGGTCGGATGGCAACTTTACCGAATTCAGGTATGCCAAGAACGGGAGTACTTCAACGCCACCCTCAATAGTTGTCACAGACCTGGATCCTACCGGATGGGCTACGACGCCTCCCTCAACTGGTGCCTTAGAATACTTATGGTTTACGAAGGCTGTCAAGACAGCAAGCGGGGCCAGCCTTGTATCTAACTGGACTACTCCTGTAAGGATAAAGGGCGAGGTAGGTGCTACCGGCGCAACAGGGCCTACAGGACCAGCTGGCCCCACAGGTCCTCAGGGTCCCCAGGGTCCCCAGGGCACAATAGGTCCAGCTGCAGTATTCCAGGGAGATTATTCGGGAACTGACAGCTACTATGGCACAACAACCAGAGTGGATATTGTAAAGTATAATAACCAATATTATGTAGCCCGCACCGATGCGCCAGGAGGCACCTTCTCAGGCATTATACCAACGAATACAAGTTACTGGAATACGTTTGGTGCAAATTTCGAGAGCGTTGCAACCTCCCTGCTATTCGCGGAACTAGCATATGTAGATAACCTTGGCGTAAGGGTATTTGAGGGACAGGCTAAGTCATACGGCAATCTCTCAGGATCATTTTCTACTATTCAGGCTAATCAAACGGCAGTTGCCAGAGTAGATCATATTGATATGGAGCCAGAATTTACATATGGTTCTGCTGATATCTCATGCAATGGAGTTAGCCGTAATCTCACCTCAAGCGGCAATCTTGTCAGCGCTATAGAAAGCTGGGTTGCCTCGAATTACACTGCTTTTTATAATGCGGGAATAATCATAAATTGTATTAGCTATACCATCATATTTACGTCAAGATATCCTGGCACCAATTTTACGGCAGCTGCTGCTATTTCAAATGAAAGCGGCATTTATGGCTCGGCCTACACTCTTACAGCTAATCAGGTAGCTCAGGCCAGAATTGACAGATGCACCCTCACGGGTACTGGTGGTTGTGCTTATATCATTGTAAGTAACGTTAACGGAGACCTTGAGTTTAATAGCACTTTGACTCAGACTGCTGCTGACTTCGTAGGCGCATATGCAGATCTATTTGATGCCGCTGGAATCACCGTTACCTACAGCTCCAACCTGATCACATTTACAGCTAAAGTTGCAGGTACCAACTTTGTGGGATCATCAATTATTCGTAACAATCAGTGGGTAGGCTCGATCAAGATTGTGAATAACGAAATATGGGAAAATGCCGCTAACAGTGATACCTATGGAGCTATTAAGATTAATGATCGCGGTTACCAGGGAGGATATACCAGGTACCGGGCAACCCTGATTGGGGACGGAAAAGGCACCACATTGATGGGCATTGTTGGGGCAGATGCAGGAGGAATGTTCAAGGGCCTCAATCTCGTAGCAGGAATGCCGATCCGGATGGCACAGATGACAACTACGCAGATAAACGCCCTAACGGCATACGAAGGGACGCTTGCATACGATATTACAACCCATACTTTAAAGATTAGGACAAACACAGGCTGGAAGACAGTTTCAGCAAGCTAAAAACACTTGATATGAGAGAAAAGATTAAGGACTATTTAAAAGCCATTAAGAGCTTTCTAGTTGAATGGAATGAATTCGTGACTGTTCCTATTGCCTTACTTCTATTTTGGGCAGGAGGAGCGCTTATTCGATGCCTGGATCCCACCTCAGGTCTATTTGATCCCGGCATCTATCAGATCATCCTTTTCGTTATAGGAGCATTCCTGATATTTCACGGTGTGGCATGGCTGCTTTTAAAAATTACTTTTCCGGAAGCATTCAGGTTCATGAGTAAAGCATTCGAGGATGAAATCAAGCGGGCCGACAATGATCCATTACCACAGGAGCAGAAACTATCAAAATATCAAAAATGCGTACTCATATTCTTATACTTGTTTGGCTGCTTACTATCAATGGTATTGCTGGCCAGGGTCATTATGTAAGAGAGCAGGTCGCTCTGACATACCTCTCGCAGGTAGGCGTAAAGGAGGCCACAGGGAAGAACGACGGTCCGCAGGTAGAATTATACCTCCGGAGCGTAGATCTGGCCCCAGGAGCTCCCTGGTGCGCTGCATTTGTATCCTGGTGTTATACTGTTAATGGAGTTGACAACCCAAAATCGGGCTGGTCTCCTTCATACTTCTCCAAGGGAAAGACGATATACACTAGAGACGGGGAAGTAAAAGCAATGCCGCAACAAGGAGATGTTTTCGGCATTTACTTTTCAAGTATGAAACGGATAGCTCACGTTGGGTTCATTCATCAATGGGATAGCCGCATGGTTATAACAGTTGAGGGCAACACAAATGATGATGGCTCACGAGAGGGTAATAAGGTTGCGATGAAACGCCGACCAGCGAGGACTATTTTTAAAGTGAGCAGATATATCAATGAGTAGTAAGAAACCCATTCATGTAAAGCCCGGCATGTACGCCCTTTTCTTTATTGAACTGAAGGAGATAGCGCTTCGCTATGGTTTCAACCTTGTAATGCATGGGAGTATGAATAGGGACATGGATCTTATCGCTATTCCATGGTCTGATGAAATGGGTGACGAGCAGGAGATGATCAAGGAATTTCAGCTTTATCTGACCGGGTATACTGTAGTAACCCCTGAAGGCAGGGTACACTTTACAATTCTTCCAGGGAACAGGCACTCATATGTGATTGAGCTTAATCGCGGCAACCGTAAGGGGGAATGGTGCCGCTATGAAGACGAACAGTATTACTTGGACATATCTATAACTCAGGTAGGCAAATAAAAGGCCAAAATCAATATTAAGTGTGTGTGGCATCGGCGTACAATTCGTTTTATATTTGTGTACAAAACGTTTTGACGATTATATGTACGCCAGTTGAACTTGTAGAGTATTGA